ATCAGCTTGGCCACATATCTGTGGTTTCTGGATCATTACGGTTTCAGGTTGTGGCCTATCATGGAAATATATATTAAGGTAAACTGGCCACTCAATATCAGTGCGCAGCTTTCCATCCCCTTTAAGCCAAAAATGAAACGTGGTCATTAACATGTGATCATTAATCATAAAGCCACGCTGAGCAAATTTAGTATTTGTGTCAATGACCAAATAAACTTGATTGCTTAACATATTATCACCGATAAAGTTAGGCATGGTGTCACACCTGATATTTTGATTCCCAAGTGTAGGTATTTCAACACCATTAGCTATAACTTTATTTTTGAAGTTCTCCTGTTGAGCATTAGCATATGGTCTAGATCTAAATTTCATCTGACCTCTATAAGCATTATCAATATCCATCTCATAGAAGTCGTGTGCTGCTTTAGCATTACGTCCCAGCATAGAGCCCATTTCTGAGCCACTCAACTCTTGTTGGAGGTCCCATAGCTCATATCTTGTATGGCCGGATGGACCTTTTGTGTGGTACCATCGATCATAATCCTCAGCCATATCTTCAAAAGCCTTCTTTTCTGCCTTCTTTTTAAGCATCCTATCATCATAATCTTCTAAATCAGCAGTATTTGCCAAAACCTTATTGGCTATACCGCTCATCTTTCTGTACAATTTGAAAGCACCAAAAGATATAACAGCTGCAATTGATGTAGCCATTAAGAAATATTTCATTGGTGTTAGAGAACAGAACTTTACAAATTTGTCGAAAGCAGTCTGCAAATATTGCCCAGCAATTATTAAACCACGCTTAAACTTCTCATAAGCATGAATTAACAAATTAGAGGCAGGTTTCAATTGCTCCCTAACTCCTGAACAAAACTCAACACCAAATTCTCCAGCTTTATCGCCGTAAGACTTAATAGTTTCTGAAACGCAAGTTGCTGTTCCATAGACCATGTCAGTAGCTTGAATAGTTAAGCCTGCTGCAGTATTTACAGCTTGTGTTGAAACCACTCTTCTCTTAAGAGAATTAAGTGCCTCCTTAATAGGGCCATCAGGGGCACTACTTATCTCCTCATCAATCTCTTTTAAATTTTCGGCTGTGACAGCTTCGATGGAAATTTTCTCCATTGAGTGCATCCATTTTAAGTGGCCCTTCTTCTGGAGTTCGCCAACTTCATTTAAATACATCTGATCAGCACTCTTGAGGAATCTCTTGAGCACATCACCATGGTAAATTTCATCTCCTATAGCAGCTCCAAGAATCTTATAATCAGCATTATTGGGCATAGCCAATAATTCATTATCAAACTCCTGTGATCTTTCCAACAATCGGTCTTGATTGCGGTGATGTTTTTGGGCATATTCAACAAGTAAAACTTTAAATTCCTCCCATGTATGCCAACCAGGATGTTCGACACCCCCAAAACGTGATTGAGGGTTGAAAAGTCGGAACTTTGAATTAAAGAAGTTTTTGTTAGCACTTGGCGGAATCAACGGGTCAATAAAATCCATCTCAACTAACATATCTCTACGTCTATGGAAAGCTTGCTCATTACGCAACATCCTTAAATCAGAATGGAGGTAAGGGCAATTAGTTGTTGACAAAATAAAGTCAGCCTTAAAGCTCATCCCTTTTTCTTCTAAATCAGCCATGGGCACTATGAATGGGTTATTTGATTTCATCAAAATGAGTTCCATAATATCAGCAGCCTCCATACCTGAGTGTTGGGCTAAATCATCCATCTTAAGGAACTTCATTTCAGGGGAAAAACCGTCCCAATGATCAGTTCTAGTCCTAGAATATGATTGAT